CTTTCAAAGAGTTTCCTTTCGCACCGGCATACTTTCCAGCCCAAGGACCAACAGATGCTTCACCTGCTCCATATGACTCTTGAAATTGCTCTATGTTTTTAATCAGAACAGCAGTACCAGAAGAAACTGAGTTTCTTGCGGCTGCACCAACTTCTCTAATAACAAGAGCATTGCTGCCGTATGCTAAGAAAGATGAAGTTGTCATAAAGTCTAAGAAGTTCGCGGTAGTTGGCTTCCCAAACACTGCTACTAAATTGTTTTCTGAGTCTATACTTACTATTTGATTTGCTGGACCCCAGTTGTAATCACCTACGATGCCACCGATAGTGGTAGCGACCGCAGGCACGACATTGGTGAGGTCCTGTTCTCTTGTCAGAACTCCGGGTGATAGCTGAAAAGCCATGGTATTCTCCTCGTTTGAATTACGGTTATTATCATATATTCCTGTTATTATTTATAAGTTCTGCGTTTTCTCTAGTTCAATGCCATTTGGGCTGTTCGTCTGCCCACATCCACACATCACCTGCTTCCACAAAAACTTCTTCTTTCTGACCATCATCAATAAGCCCAAATGGTGTTAAGTCTGAGGCAATCATACCCATCTGCGAATTATACAGATTGTCCCTCATATCTACACTAGTTAAATCTTTGAAGAACGTATTAGTCGTTAACCAAGAAAATAACACCAGACACATAGCAAGGTCATCATTATAACCTTCGTCTGCAACAAACGTACCATTCCTTTCAATAAAAGTGGACAACTCAGAGATGCAATCAGCATCGAATATCAATAGCTTCTGTTCTTCTATCAACGCTTTAAGTCCAAAGCATCCCTGTCTCTTAACAGCCTTAGAGGTTCTTACTCCAAGACTTGATTTCTTACCGAAGCCAGGAGATACATATTGCTTATTGCTCTCTTGGACCACACTAAAAATATTTTCATACTCCAACTCTTGATGAAGTATATCTACCACCTGTTGTCCTATGTCATTAGTTTCAACGAGAACAAAAGCCTCATTGTAATCTTTAGCTACTTTGTGAATGACATTAGGATATAGTAAAGGAGATATTTTATTGTTCTTGTACTTACCTACCAACCTGAACGGCATCTCAGTAATATCAACTATAATAAATGCACTGAAGTCTCCTCCTATGCCTCTAGATGTGTCAACTACTGATACATAATATTTATCTTTTTTGGGTTCTTCATATAGCTGAAGCCCATCTTTCTCGTATATTGGCTCATATGAACTCATTCTACTAAGTGCTTTACCATTAATAAGAGTATTAGATGATCCTAAAAATTCACATAAGACTTCTTGGTTGAACTTCAATTCACCCAATAGATTAAATTGTTCTTGTGCCCACTTCTCATCTCTGCCTGGAATTCTAGAATAATGAATGAACATATTCTTGAAGCCGTTCTTTCCTTTCTCAGCTTCGTTCCAGAATTTCCAGAAGTGATTGTATCCAAGAGGAGTAGAGGTGAGTAGAATTTTAGTTGTTTCACCAGCAGAGATTGTAGGATATACCGATGTAAAGAAGTCATCTGCCACGTTGTTGGGAATGATAGCGGCTTCGTCAATGTATAGCCAGTTAACAGACTTACCACGAATACCAGAGGCAGTTGTTGCAGCCGTAAACACGACTGATCCATTCTCTAAGTCTACGTTACCTTTGTTCCAAGTCTTAACACCTTGTTGCATCCAGATAGGAAGATTCTCATACATTATCTGATATCGACTTAGCACTTCGCGCGCCGCGGCTGTCTTGTTCGCCATAATGGCAACAGTTTTACTGTCATTGAATATGGAATAATGAAGAATACATGCGGCGGCGGTGATTGTTTTACCTTGCTGTCTGCCTTCCATTAGAATAGCTTTACGCTCACCCATAATGAATGCGACTTTCTCTTTCTGACATTCGTATAATATAAAAGGTTGTAAGCCACGGTCGAGTGTAACAATCTTACAGTATGACTCGATGAAATAAATTATGTCGCCTTTACACTTCAGATATTCAGAAATCTGATCTGGCTCAAATTTATGTGTGTAACCAACTGGTTTTAGATTTGGATTACCATGATAACTATTTTCAATCTGACTCATGTTCTATTGTCTTCTCTTGTTCCTTGTTGATCATCTTCAACAATTCTGAAGTACTTCCCACAAAGAGGTTATTGGTAGTTCCACCGGTACTGGCTTGCTTACCGTCAAGTTTATCTATTTTTCTTTTCTTCTCTTGGATCTCCATAATATCTTTAGCACCTTCTGCCATCGACTTAATCAATTGTCCTGCTACCTCAAATGCCCGAGGATTGTCGCTGTTCTGTGCGATACCCAATATGCCTTGAATGGCTGATTCATTATATGCCATAGACCTTTTCATTGCCATACGTGCTTCCTCAAAATCGTCCTGAACTTTATCATCAGTAACGACTTCTGCAGGAAGTTTTGGAGATTTTAGTTGCTCTAGTTCGGTCTTCTTTGTTTCAAAAGTAGCGTCTAGTGCATCGAACACTTTATTAACCATAATTTGTTATCCATAATCTTGCTCAAAGTCTTCAACAAACTGATATGCATCAGCCGGTCCGGGTATTTCTTTGAATCGGTTAGGCTCTTCTATTACAACAATCGGTGCTTCACTATAACCAGAGCCGGCATTAGTTAGTATGAGCTTCTTAATTTTAGGTCCTTCTAGCACTGCGACCGCTGTTGCCGTGCCTTCAATGGTTACGTTTGGAGTGAATGTATAGCCGTCTCCCGCATACTGCATTTGAAGATCGGTCACAACACCACCGGCAATAGTTGCAAGGGCTGTCGCTCTGGTATTACCAACCTCAAAACTCTGTCTATAGTATTCCCCTGCCAATTCAGGATTCTGCCAAGTGGTTGCAACTGCTTTGCGTATCAGACCTTGAGTGTCTACAAACCCATAGTAGTTTACTTTCATCACGAAATTAAATGTCCATATGATACTTTGTCTCGCATCGTATTGACCTTCATAATTATCTTCGTATGATATGCCTTCCAGAATAATCTTGAGGTCTCTTTTGATTCCCATCTCTGGTAAATCATTGACCGTAATATTGAAGTCTGGATTAAACGTGGGCATTATCTGTTCTGCTATCTGCAACGCATCTTCTTGATTCTTTGCGAATACATATAGTGACATGCCAATATCGTATGGTGTAGAAACGAATGTTGTGTTTGCATTAATTGAATCGGTGGAAGACATCGAAACATTTTTTCTAATTGGAGATATCTTTCTCGTTGTGTCATATTGAAAGCCAGTAATCTCAAATCCCATTCTAGGTAAAGTAATAGCTACTTCACCGCGAGTGGTGGCATCTGGAATTGCATTAATTCTGGAGAGGAACTTGTCTTTTTGTGAGTAAGCCAGTGGCACTCTCAAAGACTGAACTTCAACACCCGCCGAATCTTTCCTAGATATTTGAATATTATTAAAGATAGTACCAAACGCCACGATTGCTCTCTTCGTGGTCGAGTGATAAAATTGTCTGTTCTTAAACATTATAAGTCACCGAATGGGTTGCCTTCAGAAAAATCTAGAATATCAGTGAACGATTGAAAGTCAGCATTGTCTGTGTTGGCGAGAGATTTCTGTGTCGCAAACTCTTCTAGTATAATTGTATTACTGCGCTCTGTCACCAGTATGTTGCCGGCTTCAGTCTTCAACTCATACTCCAATGTATTGGCTGAGTTAATGTCTTCGATGTTATCTATGTCAGCAATTCCAGTATCAATTTTCTCAGAACTATACTCAAACAATTCACAAACTAATTTAAATACATATATCTTGCCTAACTGATAAAATGGATTCTGAAACTGCACCATTTTAATTTCAAACATTGATCCAGTCTTAGAAAAGTAGAGTAAATCTCCCTCGGCTGGTCTGGCAGTTAATTGAAACGTGCCGCCTGATGTCGCTACCATTTGTTCCCATCGTCTTTTAGATAGAACAAAGGTTGCTTGATCTCGTATCTCTAATCCAAACTTAGCGAATATTTCACCTTCGCCTTCAAACCCATCAACATTCTCAAGATACATTTCAAGAGGATATTGCTGTGTGTATTTGGATAACGAATCTTCATCAAATATTGTATCTCGATTTACAATGGTTCGAGGAATATAGGCGATGTCATGTCCGTAAATTTTCAAACTTTCGATGACCAAAGACTCGACTAGACGTTGTTCGCCTGTCGTGCCTGAAGTGTCACCATTTTGAAAGTAAAAATTAGTAGCCATTGTCTATTTATCCTATCATAAAGGCTGGAGGCAGTTCATATTTCATTTGCATCTCTTCCTCTATCTTATCAATCTCCGCCATAGCTTCTTGAAATAACTCTGGACCATTTAGCGTTACGCCACCCGGCAATTGAATTCCACCAAACTTCTTCATGTTCTCACCCCATTGTCTTTTTATAAGAGCAGTGGTATATTTCTTCAAGAACATATCATCATACACTTCTGTGTATGCCGATGGATCTATAATAGAGTATGCCTGTGCAATCAAAAAGTCACCAGGTCTAAAAGTTAAATTCCAATCAGTGTCAACGTAGAGTCTATTTGTTTTTCTGTTCCAACGTATCTGTCGTTGATTAACAAATAACTGATCAAGTGTTGACAGGTGAGACTGCATCATGCTATAATAGGTCATGTCAGCCGCAAGCAAATTATGCATGTCGTTCATTCTAAACTGATAATTAAGATTGAATAAATTATTAGTTGACGTTGAGCCTTGAGTTCCACCAAATGGGAACAATTTAATTATAGTTAATATAGAAGTTGAAATAGGAATATATTGATTCTCTAGATCGCCTGCAATGTGCGGATTGGATGAAGTAGTGGTTGCCGTAGCACCAGATTCATATCCTGTGATAGTTTCAGTAGCAGTGAATGTGCCTTTCACTTTACGAACTATAAATGATGTGCCTCCTGCTACGGTAGACTTATCTATAACAGCAGTTGCGCCACTAGTGGAGCCAGTTATTGTCTCAGTGTTATTGAAAGCGTCCACGGAACTAGTTATGTTTATTGTCGATCCAGTAATCTGATGCTTTACATACGTCTTCTCAACGCCATCGAAATGGTATTCGTTGAAGAATTGTAGTGCGTCATCTACTCTATCGCTGACCTGATCGTCATCGACATTTATCTCTATGACAGGAAACCCCAGTCTCCGCATACAGTAGTCGATTAAATCTTGTCTTGATGCATTAGCCATTATTTTCTCCTTAAACCTTTGTGACTTCTGGATTCACTGTGATAATGCCTTCTTGCACCCTGGCTACTGTTGTTCCTGTCAGTGTCTCTACATCATAGACGTATCTACCTGCTTTTACAGCACTAGATTGAGTTGCAGTCAATGCAAGTGTTATATTGCCGCCTGCGCTATCGTGAGTCGCTGTGAAGGTCGTATAAGTAGTAGAGTAATAACTTTTGCGGAACTGCGAATAGGCTGTATATCCAGTTAGGTCTTTCACAGTACCATCGGTGTTCTTCACAGGCACAACAATGCTTACGGTTGTGCCTTGGTCGATAGTGAGATTTGCTATGGTTGCCATTCAAGTTTCCTTTATATGTATTTATCATTGTGGGAGTTTAGCTATAATATGAAGACTATTTTAACACTCCTTTATGGTGATAAATATAGTTCAAGTGATGTCGATTATATTTATACGGCTACAAAAGGTAAATATAATTACGTCTGCCTAACAGATCGCCAAAATCAAATGCACATAGATGCCAGAATCAAGACTGTCTTACTAGATGAGTCTCTTGAATCCAATTGGCGTAAGCTAGAACTATTCAACATACCTAACCTTGGTAAAGTTATTTATCTAGATTTAGACACCGTTATCCAGGGAGACATTGAACCACTGTTTGAATATTGTTCAACTCCTACGATCTGCAAGACATATTGGAAGAATGCTTTCCCGTTTCCCAGTGAGTATAATTCAAGTGTTATGGCGTGGGAGAACAATGATGCCCAACATGTGTATAAATACTACTTAGAACATGAAGATTATTATGCTATAAAATATGATAACAACGATGACTGGTTTTTGTACCATGAAGATCAATTCCAAAGTGTCTTTCCTAAAGGGTTAATCTATTCATTTCTCTGTGGGGTAGATGTTCAGACTGATACCTCTCCTAGAGCATATCAACTGAAGCCAGAATATCCTATAGTATTGTTAAATGGTCAGAGTGAAATTGAAGAGAATTTGAGACAAAAATATGATGCACTTTACCTGCATGAAATGGGGAAACAAGTACTCTCCTGATTATGTGAATAACTTATACGGAATGGTCAGACGCAATTATTCAAAGCGTTTCAAATTCGTATGCTACACAGATGAGCCAGAAGGACTTGATAAGCATATCACAGTCCGATCTATCCCAGACGTAAAACCATTGCATCCAAAATACTGGTTCGGCAGAGAAAACTATTGCTGGGACAGAGCCAAGTTTTTGGTGCTGAACTCCCATGTCTGGTTAAAGACCAAGGGTCCATTCTGCTATCTAGACCTCGACATAATAATTCAAAACAACATCGATGATATAGACGAACTCGCAAAATCTCCTCACATGATTTATTCTAACTGGGAGAATCCTAGAGTCTTGCAAGATAGGCGATTCTTGGATGTCCGTGGATCATTGTATAACTCTAGCGTCATGTTATGGTGCACCGATCAAGGTGAGAAGATTTATAATGATGTATTGAAACATAAAGATACTGTATTCCAAACCTTCTTCAAAGGCACCGACAATTATTATCCTTATAGAGAACATGATGTAGTTGGAGATAACTACTGGAGCTTCTTACCCGCTGATTGGGTGTACTCTTATAATAGAGGACAGCAGTATCCAGAAGACTTAACAGAGAAATTGTACAGAGAGAAGTCTAAGTTTGCCTTGTTCAATGTCGATGTGAGAGGCAAGAATACCACTGGTGTGAAGCCACATGAATTAAAGAACTACAATCTGCTAATTCATTGGCATGGCAAAGATGAGTTTGAGAATCTATGGCTGCCTAAGTTTCCATCTAACTTCTTCACACACAATAAACACACTGAAAAGGTGAAAGCACTTCTCCGCAATTCGGACTACGATACTCTGCAAGCTAAATTTCAGAAAGACTTACCAAGTCTACACAATGACTGGCTGCAATACTCAACCAAATTCGCCACACTGAAAGAGTGGCTTGGATTCTCATCACTTGACGATTCTGATCTAGAAAAGAACTACATGAATTCTGAGGTGATTGCAGACATTGAGAAACTACTGAGCGAGAATGACCTAGCATCTCTTGCTGATAAGTTTATGGGAGACTTTCCAGAGTTACAGTCACAACTATTAGGCACAGTCACAACCATCAAGAAAGATATTCCAGAACTTGAGCGTGAAATATCCGATATCAAATTTATAAAACAGATTCAGAAACATCACCGACCACAGATACAAGAAATATATGAGGCTGGTGATATGCTTTCGATGCATCTCAAATTCTGTTCTGACTTTCCAGATGACGATTACATACAGAAGGGTGATCAATCACTATACTGGAATAAGACCTCCGAAGAAATATACGGCATATACAAAAGTAGATACATTGTCAAAATGCATGACGTAGTAGCTGATGAGGCAAAAGAACATGGCATCGTGAGATATTTCTGGAACATAAGCAGATTACAATGTCTTGCCTTATATCGTAGACTCTGGAATAAGAACACTCTGCCCGCGATAAAGAAAGACTACATGGACAATATATCCAATTTTGGTATACAGAGAATATTTTGGGACTCATCTGAGCCAGAGATTCAAAGTCTGTATAAGAAATACTATATGGATTACCTAAAAGAACTGTTCTATAAAGAAGACTATGAACAGGTCTTTGAACGCCTATATAACATCATGCCCAAAGAAGAACTATTATCCATACTTAATCAGAAAGATGATGATAGTAACACACTCATAAAATACTTCTCGATGCATGGTGAGCAGTACAGTGATCTCTACAGAGGTCTATATGAAGATGGCGCGCCAAATGGTGCATTGATTCAGCTATCAACTAGGCAGAATGATAGCGGCATTGAGTTCAATGATATATTTGTAGATGGATATGAGCATACTTTGAAGACTATCAAAAACATATTCGACAGCTATAATGTATCATGGGTAACATTCATGTGCGAGATAACTGATCCTGTCAACTGTATTCAGTTCGAGGCTATATGCAAATACTTCAAGGAGAAGAAGGTGACTGTACATCTCCAGACCTTTGCATCTGATACATACGATTATGTGGACACAATTGAAGTCGTAGCACCTAAACAGCAGACAGAGACAGAAGAAAAGATACAGACTATCATACACAAAGACATCCCAGTAGACTTCAATACACTGAAATCATTTAGGCATACTGATGAAATCAGAACAGTGAAGCCTAAAATGAAAGAGAAAGATCCTGTGTGGTGTGATGCAAGAAAGAGTGGATATTTTTATGTCAGTAGTAACAGTGTGGCATCTCCGTGTGCATTTATTGCGAGAGATGTTATGGAGAATAAATTTTTACCTTATCATCCTATTGACTATCCATTCAATATGCGTTATAATAGTCTTGCTAACTTCACTGTAGGCGAGGTGTTAGATAACAGTGACTTTCAAAATGTGAGCGAACAACTTAAAAGAAGACCTCTAAATGTATGCGTACAGAACTGTGGAAAATGTAAATGAGAGTTAATGTAGTATGCGCCAAATGGGGAACTAAATATGGTCCTCACTTTGTAAACAAATTGAAAGAGATGGCAAAAAGAAATATACCAAGTCAGTTTGACTTTCATTTCTATTGCTACACCGAAGATGCTGTGGGACTAGATGAAGACGTTAATGTTATTGAATTTCCTGACATACCTGATATTCATCCTAAGTATTGGTTTGGTCGAGATAACTTTAAGTACGGGATGGCGAGATGCTGGGATCGTGCTAAGACTTTTGTTTTCAATACCCATAATTTTGCTAACGACAAGCCTTCTGGAAGATTTATATTCTTTGACTTGGACGTAATCATCCAAGGTGATCTGACACCCATGATAACACACAACATGGAAAGACCCACAAAGATGCAATCTCATTGGCAAGATCCACGCCCAATGAATACTAGAAGATTCAAACTCTCTCATGGTGCATATACAAATGGCTCATGTAAAGTTTGGTCAGACGATCAATGTGAGTGCATTTGGGATGATGTGATAGCAAATCAAGAAAAGATATGGTTCACATACACCGACGGCACTGACAACTATCACTCTTGGAAGTGGGGTCGATATGGGGAGAATCTATGGGATCACTTTCCATCTTGGATGGCATACTCTTGGAATAGAGGTCGATCCTGGGATGAAGATGATTTAACTATTGAGAAGTACAGACCTAATTGCATCGTGTGTGTTTTCAACATTGATCTTCTACCGTTTGAAGATGCAAGTCGAGGAAGCACTAAACAAGATGACTTAGTAAATCCAGAACTATTGGCACACTGGCGATAATATGTTGAATATCTATACAGTTAAATGGGGCAACAAGTATGTTGCTTCTCATGTGAATCAGCTATATGAAACGTGCAAGCAACACATAAGTTGCGATTTTGTACTACATTGTCTAACAGAAGATGCAAAAGATATACATGAAGATATAAAAATTCTTGCGTTTCCTGCTGGCAACAAACTGGTGAAGTGGTGGAATAAAATGTATCTCTTCGATGAGAACATTGTAACACAGAAAGGTGAAAAGTTGTTCTTTGATCTAGACGTTATTCTACAGAAGAACATCGATGATATTGTGAACTATCCATGTGATGACAGCTTGTGCTTCGTGAAGACATTCTGGCACGACCTAGAAACACAATTCAAAGACACACGACATATCAAACACAAATATACAGACCTAAACTCATCTGTTCTTAGATGGAATGACAGTCTAAATAGTAGTGAGATATTCGATTATTTTAATAAGTACAAGTCACAAATATTATGGTATTATCGTGGTCTAGATAACTTCTTTTACAACCGCAGAATAGTAAAGATGAAACTGTTTCCCATAGGTTGGGTCTACAGCTTCAATCAGGGATATATTTATCCACACGACACAGAGAAACATGTGTA